ATGCGTCTCACTCATTAGGTTGCCTTTTTTTGTAGTCTTCGGACAATATACGAGGCACAGTATTACGCCATGTAATTTGATGATGAATTCGTGAGTTCTTACTATTTAGGACACTTACACGCACAGATGATGGGTGAAACATCACGCTGTAGAACGACTTCACATAAGTGCCATTGTCCTTGTAATTCTCAGTCATTCCCCCTTTATTCTGCTGTGTTTGTTTTTGCTGAATCGCCAAATTCATTAGCGTCAGGAACAAATGGCCACGAGAACCTAGAGTCGTGTATGTAGTCACATCGTCATTGACCTTACCGAAAAACTTAAACGGCCTATGCACCGAACATATAAAAGTGTTCATTGCCTTGCGTTTAGGCTTTTTCCACGCATTACCCATCTTACCGCCTACAAAGTCTCCGCCTTGAGCCATTGCAATCGACAGCGCAGGGATTGATTTGTAATATTCCAGCATCGCATCAAAGACAGCGTCCAGATTCAAGATTTTTTTATCAACGTACTCGTCTTTGTGGTTTTTCTTGTGCCTGAAATCCGTGTAATCGTCATCCAATTGAATAAAGTACTCGTAGCCCAACTCTTGAGCAATAGAAAAGTTGGCATTGCGAGCATAAATAATCGCCCGTCTATCATCGAAATTGTCACCCTCGTCAGTCTGTGTTGCCCAATATTTCTTGTCGAATACATAAACTTGGGCGCCAAATGTCTTGCGATAGTCCTCGACAGTTTTGTCCTCGTTATCTACCAGCAGGACAATCGCCCCCGTGTATCCGCTTTTTCGTAGGCTTTTGTAGGTGTAAACCCTATCCGCACGACCATGAGTCAAAATGAATGCACAGAACTTCTCATGCTTCATCATCGTCAGCACCCTCGTATGTATCGAAATAAATTCCCTCGAGTTGTTTAGACATAACAACGTAGCCGTTCTCAATAGCCTTTTCGAAGTCGATAATAACGAGTGCCGATTCCTCCATTAGTTCCTGCATTTCAATAGAGGCGTGACAGTAATACTCAGCAATCTGATGATAGTCAAAGACTATATGCCTACGAGCCGCATTTAGCAGAAATTCTTTTTCTTCGTCTTTTAGTGTCGACTCGCAAATTTTATGAGCCATCAATTCGAACTTAGAAGTGTCCACCATCTGAGCGAACTCAGGTTTGTCACCCTTAGGAGTATATGTCGGGGTATTTATCTTTTTGGAATACTCTAGGTCGTCAGTCTCACTATCGCCAACGCCTAAAAGGTCGCGCAATTCATCTTTGCTAAAACCAATTAGAGACACATCAAAGCCGACAGACTTCAAGCCCTCCAACTCAATACGCAATAGACTTTCGTCCCAGCCGGCATTGAGCGCCAGTTTGTTATCAGCAATGACGTAGGCTTGCTTTTGCTCGTCCGTAAGGTCTGCCAGCATAATAGTTGGAACTTCACTTAAGCCCAACTGTTTAGCCGCCTCCAGGCGTCCGTGACCAGCAATAATGACATTGCCTTCGTCAATCAGAATCGGATTAGTAAACCCGAACTCTTTAATACTAGCCACCAACTGATCGATTTGCCCCTCAGAGTGTGTACGGCTGTTATTACCGTAGGGGCTTAAATCTTTGGTCTTGTAATATCTTATCTCTATCGGTCTTGTCATATCTTGTCGACTTTATTTTAAGAACTTCAGTTTGTAAACGACCGTGTTTATCAAGTCAGCAATTTCATCGATTTGATTTTGAATCTCTGTGTCCTCGGGCATCTCGTTGCGATAGTCGCGCACATACTTTTGCAGACTAAGCATGTATGCCAGAGGTTGAGCATCGCCAGCGCCAAACATAGAAGGGTATGGGTCAACAATATCGCCATACGCACCCTGAATCGACTCGACTAACTGATCTACTAAATCAGGAATCATGTCGTAATAGCCAGCCAATGCCACATGCTCAGAATATGACGTTGTTTTAAAGTGCATGAGGTGAGTCAGAGTCGCAGAGTGCAACAAAGTACTGACAAACACACCGATTGTTTTATTCATGATTTCGCCCTCTTTAAATCCTGATGCGTGAGCCGCCTGACCCACTTGAATTGCTTTTTGCTTAGTATCGAACGGACCTTTCGACCCCCAATACCAGCCGTCTGATTTTTTACTAATTGGCATTTATTCACCTCGCATATATTGTCTGCGTTTGCAAGACTTAGTGCAACCACAATGGGGTTCGATTTTCCACTCCGGCACTTCCCCCCATTTTCTAAGCATCTTTGCCAGAGTTTCACGCTTTAACTTACAGACCTCGCTTTGTAGCAGTCTGTCACGACACCTAAAACACTTGAAATTGTATCCACCATGAAACTGCTTTTTTTCAGCATAAATGCAGTCCCTACACACTTCGCCAATTTGATTTGAGGTCATACTGTTGTGGGAGGTAATCGAACTTTATGGAATGTGTACAGCCAAACTTTTTTGCGCCCAGAAGTCTGCACATTAGAAATTTGTTCTCGCGTCATATATCGCTGACGCATGAAATAGCACAGAGCCATCGACACTTGATTTGACTTTAATTCAGGCAACGCATTACGAATGTCTGCCAAAGTCATCTGCCCATCGTGGTCAGAAAAAATTGCTCGAATCTTTGAAACTGCGTTACTCATAAAAAAACCCTCATGTATTAGACGAGGGTATGATAACCGATTTGTAATATCTTTCACCGAATAAACATACATTCGTTTTGGTGAACACGGCCTTTAGAGTCGGTATATGTCTCGCCACAGCCCGACATGTACTCCACAAGGAACAAAGCCCCCCCAACAACAAAAACCAAGCCGAGAACGCCTTGCAAGAACCAGACACCGAGTTGTTTAAGAATGTTCATATTGCCCCCTTAAATTTTTGTTGCCAAGATAAATTTGCCACAGCAGTTGTACACCTCGTAGCCTTGAAACACGCCATCGTTGTACGCAGTAAAGTAATCGCGGGATTGACCAACAAACCAAGCACCATGCACACCGTGTGTATTAGAGATGTGGCGCTCAGTAGGCAAAGCCTTGTCAAAGCCATTATTTTCGCTAGCCACCACGCAGTCAACCATACCGTCAAAGCGTGAACGCTCATTGATGTAAAGGTCAGGAGTTTTGCGGATGAAGGCTTTAACAGTTGCCAGAGTGATTTTTTTCATGATTCGTTCCTTTAAGATGTTTAAAAATTATGGCTGGTTGCCATGAGAAGTATTATAAACACGGATTTCGTGGTTTTGACATACTTCTCGTAAATATTTTTAAAAAGGGGCAGTCGGCCATTTGGCTCGCTGTTCCTCTTTGTACTTTTGCTTTTGTTTAGCAGTCCAAGGAATCGGACCACCAGGCGGAGGAAATGGCCATACAGTCATTATGCAAACTCTGGATTGTTCATTTCCCAATAGGCTTGAGCGTCCTCTGCTGTAGCGGCTTCCCACTCACGGCAAATAGCAACTTCTTGGTCGTTACTAAAAACTGCAATCCAAGCGCCTGGAATTGTTGCATTAACCCGATGATTGAAATACTCAGGCTTAAGATAAATTTCTGTGATTTTGTTTTGTTTACGCATGATTAGTCCCTTTTCTAACATCATGGCGACCTTGCCATGAGAAGTATTATAACCACGATTCTTGCATGATTGTAATACTAGGACTTTCCCTAATACTTTTGCCTTGCAAATGTTAAAAGTGAAAACCCCTGTATTCAAGACGAAGCATTGACTATGATTCAGAATAAAGATCAAACAATTTGCCATAAGACCAAAATGTTTGCCTAATTAGGCAACTACCACGGGTTAAAACTGGTAACGCTAGTGCGGGATGGGGTTACAAAAAAAGGGGAACATCTTTCGACATTCCCCCTAGAACAAAGAGCGCAATGGCAACCGCACTCCAAGTCATTCTGCCCTAATTAAAACGGAATGTCATCATCCATATCGTCAAAGCCACCAGCCTGAGGTTGCTCTGTAGATTGTCTAGGCTTACTTTCACCCTCAGACTTACCCGACAGCATTTCCATTTTTTCACCAATGATTTTTGTCGTGTAGCGGTCAACGCCATCTTTGGAATACTTCTCCGTTTTCATCTTGCCCTCGATATAGACCTTAGAGCCTTTTTTTAAGTACTCCCCTGCTATCTCAGCCAACTTGCCAAAGAACGCCACATTCACCCATTCGGTGACCTCTTTAGCCTCTCCAGACTTGTCCTTGTATTTCTCGCTGATAGCAATACTGAAATTGCACACCGCTTTGCCATCAGGCATGAAGCGCATTTCAGGGTCGCGCCCCAAATTACCAATGCCAATGAATTTGTTTACAGCCATGTTTTAGACTCCTAGTTTGATGATTAAATTTTCGACTTCATCCAAGAATTTGAGTGTCTCGGCTTCCATCTCTGAAATGAGACTTTCGTCTCGCTCTGTCCTGACAATCAGTAATTGATTGCGCTTAGGCAGTCGGGGGTCGTAGGAAACAAAGTCGCACCATTGGCGGCCAGTCACCCATAGTTGACATTGAATCTGTTTGAAGTAATCCGTAGGGATTTTGTTTTCGAACAAATAGCCAAGGTGTGTCGTTGTATTAGGGCATTTGACTTCGATGAGCCCCTCGTGACCGACCAGGCGGTCAGGTGACACCCCTAACCACTTAATGTCAGGGTGCAACCAAAAGCCAGTTTTGTCAGTCAGCACATTATTTGCCGCTTCGTATTCCATAGCCGCAAACTGCTCCTGCTCAACGCCCCACTCCATAGCCGCATTTGAGAACGACTCAGACGCTGTTTGTGTCAGCCTCTCAGCCACCAGTCGGACTTTATATTTATAACGCCCTATCGCCTCAGCAGACCCTTTGCCCTTAGACATAACGTCAGCCATATTGCTAGCGGTCACATGACCCAGACGAGCAACTTTCCACTCGTCCGACCCTTGCTCAATGTTTATGTACGGCTGATTCATTCTTGCCCCTTAAATTTCAAACCATGCAAAACCATTGCCTCTTTGACAAATTGCAACCCTTTTATGCCTAAATTTGGAATCCGTCTCATTTCTCGTTCAGTCCAGTTGCACAGGTCTTGCTTCATTAAGATTTGCTCCGAAACCAAGCAACGGTGATACCTAATCGGCAAATCAAGGTCTTTAATGTCAGAGTTTTGTTGTTTGTGTTGCATTTCCTGCTCTTTTTGCCACTCTCGCAAAATACGCTCTCTATGCTCTAGCATTTCTACTGCCATGCGATAAGCGGTTTGAGCCGTAGAAAATGGATTTGTAATGCCCATTTTTTCAATTTGAGCCTTCATTGCGTTAACCGCAAAATGATCTAGCATTTCTGTTTTAGTCATTACTGCACCTTTACTTCCGGAGGCATCAATTCGGCTTTGCGCGCGTCTTTAGTTGCTTCCAATTCACGCATTGCAGTCTGATTGCCTTTGGCAGTCTTGACAGTAGCGATATACACCTCACGCAGTTCGTCAAGAGTCTGTGCCGCCCAGATAGACTGCAACATTGACTCGAGGTCTAACGGCTCTGCTTCTTCGTGCGGAACATCCTCTCCGGCATACACATATAGACCAATTCCGAAACACGCAATGCACTTAGCGAGGCATCGCATCATTGCGTCTGATACTTTCCTAGCGTCAGGATTTTTGACAGCATTGTTTTTGTTATCCATCACGGGGAGGTGCATAGTCATCGACTTGCCCATCGCGTGAACGGTACAGAACACCATCATCGTTTCGCCAAATGCCCTAGGCTCGGCAAATTCCCAATGTGCGCTTGAGTCATTTTGCAACAGAGTGTCAACAGCCCACGCCCATGACAGATATGACAAATTGCCTTTTTTCTCAATGTGTTCGTTTACATTGATTTTTCTAAGTTCGCTGAATGTTTTAGTCATCATGATTCCTGTTAAATAAAGTCTTTGATTGCTTCGCATTGTTTTTTAGCATCGTGTTTTGCCAAACCATCGAGGTATCGATAAACAGCGTCCCAAACTACTTTGCCAAGTTTGTCGTACCCACTTTCACCTTCGGCAATTGCTTGCGTCAATTCCTTTGCATAAGTTTGCAAGTCACACTCGTAGAGTGCATCCATAAAAACTTCGAGGGAATGAGGGTTGTATTTATGATTCATCAGGTGTTCGTGCGCTTCTTCGAACGCGTACTGATAATCATTGTTTGCAGGGTTGTTATCGTCTAACCACCTGTCGTATGCTTGTCCAAATCCAGTCATGTTTACTCCGTTTTCTCATACATCACAAAAGCGTGATGAGGTATTATAAACACGATTTGACGAACTATGACAGAAAAGATGATAAATATTACAATTCCGTTTCCGCCCAGCGTTAACACCTATTGGGGTTTTAAAGGCTCGCAGAGATTCCTTACCTCTAGGGCGAAGATTTTTAAACAGGCAGTTGCCAGCGAATTTATCCGCGAAGGTTTTGAACCTTTAGGGTCAGTCAGACTTAAAGTTGAAATCGACCTTTACCCTCCAGACCGAAGGATTCGCGACATTGACAATGTAGTCAAATCCACTTTAGACGCACTATGTCAGGCAGGAATTTTTGATGATGATGGCCAGATAGACGTCCTAATTGTGACCAGGCGTAATGTCATCAAATGGGGCGCGGCAAAAATAATTTTGACAAAACTAGAAATATGACAAACTTGATGTAATAATTGTTTGAAACAACGGCTAGGTCTGAAGTCATGAGCAGACCGAAAAGGATTCCCACTTTTTCCCTGCCGTATGTTTCTTTTGTTTTAAGTGGCTTTTTATAAGTGGCAAAAATTATGCTTTTACAGCCTAAGAATTGGGCAGTCTTTCAACATTACAAAGACCGTTGCCCTCCTTGGATAAAACTTCATAGAGACATTCTTAACGACCGCACTTTTATGCGCTTGCCAATTGCTAGCAAAGCACTAGCACCAATGCTTTGGCTTCTTGCAAGTGAATCAAAAAACGGGGTTTTTGATGGGTCACTAGAGGAGTTAATTTTTAGACTACATATTACAGAGAAAGATTATCGAGACGGGCTTAAGCCATTGATTGATAACGGTTTCTTTGTTAATGCTAGCAACACGCTAGCAGATTGTCAGCAGTTTGCTATCCCAGAGACAGAGAGAGAGACAGAGACAGAGAGAGAACAGAAAGCGCCTAAAGTCGCTACACCTGACGGTGTTTCTGATTCTGTTTGGCAAGACTTTAAAGCCATACGCAAAGCCAAACGCGCACCAATTACACCCAGAGTTTTGCAAAGCCTAAAAGCCGAGGCAGACAAAGCAGGATGGCCACTAGAGAAAGCCTTAGCGGAATGTTGTGTAAGAGGCTGGCAAGCCTTTAAAGCCGAATGGCTAGCCCCCAAGACAAACATTGTAGATATTGCCAGAGTCACAGTTCCAATGTCCAACACCCCAGATCCTGCGTTAGCCAAAATCAAAGCAGACGAGAAAACCACCAGACCCCCAACCCAAGCCGAGCGTGAAATGCTGGCATCTTTAAAAAGGAAATCATGATGAGCAAAGTATTGAAATTAGCCTACTGCGACTATATCGCCAGCCTAATACACCAGACACTCTTAAACAAAGACAGCGAACACCTAATCGACCAAGTGAGCAAAGTCCAATTTGACCTTGGCGAATTTGGTGAGTTTTGCTCTACCGCCAAAACCATAGATGTTTTAGACATGCAGGGCAAACAGTACCGAATCACAGTACAGGAGTTATGAATGTTTGACCCTATTAGCCTCGGACAATCTACACCCGTCCACCAATTAAAGTTTTGCAACGGCTGTGACTGCGAAAAGCCTCCAGAGGGCGGAATCCAAGTTAACGCCAAGTGGCTTTGCCAAATCTGCTGGAATCGCAAAATCAGCGGTCGTAACCTTAAACAAAACAGACAAAACAGGATAGCAAAATGAACGAAGACATTTCCCCATTTAAGGCGCTAGACTTTATCCGCGATAACGCCAAGGATTACGCAGAAGCCAAAGCCCATGTCGTTTATATGACTGAGTACCGCAAGACAGTCAAAGCCACGCTGATGGCCTCCAGTAGCGAGAAAACAGAGTCAGCCAAAGAGACATACGCCTATTCGCACCCAGACTACAAATTACACCTTGCGGCACTTGCTCAGGCAGTCAACGAATGCGAGAGACTTCGTTGGCTTATGGTCGCGGCAGAGGCAAAAATTGAGGTATGGCGTAGCCTAGAGTCCAGCGCTAGGGCAGAAGGCAGGGCAACGCAATGATGAATTACCTTAGGTGCAAACCATCGCACCCAGATGCAAAATGTGCCAATTGCAAGCGACCATTGTCACAGCATAAAACCACCGTGCATGTAATAAATAGCAAAGACAAGGCTTGCATTTACATGCCCATTTCTTTACAGGTGAAAACATGACCAATGATGAAATTATTAACTTGGCGATAAAAAATACCATTCATGGTTTGAAGTTTGATGAGGAAGGTTTATTACGCTTTGCCAAGTTAATAGCACAGAATGAGCGTGAGGCGTGTGCTCAGATATTGGCAAATACGGATTTGAGTGGGTTAAGAGACCACCCATTACAAAACTGGGTTGGGGGTATGTTGTTTGAGTTTATCAAAGCCATCCGAGCAAGGGGACAAGCATGACAGATGAAGACAAAAAACCAAAAAGTAGCGGGATGGACTGCTGTACCTATGACTGCATCCAAGGTCGTGATTGTCCAGTACGAAAAGCCACACTAGAGGAGGTTGCCAAGCATTTTGACAGGATGCCATTTGGAGACACCGCCCAAAGTTTTGCACAGTTTGTAAGGAATCTCAAATGAACATTTTTGTATATACAAAAAAGGGATGCCCAAACTGCGTAGCGGCCAAGAATTTATTGAAGTCAAAAAACCTTAAATTCATCGAGTGCGACATGAACATTGCCAGCGTCAGAGAATCTTTTTTCTTTGCATACCCAGACGCCAAACAGATGCCCCAGATTTTCATTAACGACCAACGAGTCGGAGGTCTAGCAGGACTTCAAGCCGCACTTAAGCAAATCGAAAACGCATTAGACAAAAAAGCAGACAACGCTCGCAAACTAGGTTTGGACTATGAACCATGAGAAAACAAACTAAACGCAAAGTCTGGAAACTCATCGACCCCATTCGTCACGCAATTCTCGGGGCTGGCATTACTCAGGAACATCTACTAGACAAACTTAGGATGACCGAACTCACCGCCCTAGACGCAATGATAAAAGGGTTTGGCACAGTACAGGATTGGCAGGAACTAACCGACATGATGAACATTTCCGAGGTCATGGCCATCGAGGGCATTGGTCCAGAAGTCCTACCCTACTGCCAACAGGCACAGGAGGCGCTAGAACAAGCCGCCCTGCGTTATCAATCCACAATGAGGATGGGTTTATCAGGAACAGGAATAAAAGCCTTACGCGAGGTTTTTGAGTACCACGACCTCCAGCGCAGAAGCATCCCCAGAAGTCAATACGAAAAGATCATTATTAAAACCCGCCAGCGAATCCAAAGCAAAGCCAAAGAGGTTGTAGAAATATGATTGGCGTAACACTATCCGGCACAGAATACCGAATCCTACGAGGCATCGGCAAACTGAGACATGAGAAAACCTCAGAACAGACAGTCGAGAACATTCAAAGCCAAAAAGACCCCATCGAAATCGCTATTCAAGGGGTCATCACAGAATACGCAGTCGCCAAGTTTCTAAACCTCAACTTCGACCTTGATTGCGATTACCGAACATTTGGGGCAGACCTTATTGGCCATCGAGGTACGCTTATCGAGGTCAAATCTACCGAGACAGTTGGCGGCAATCTGAACGCTGTAAAAAAATCTCTCTCAAAGCCATGCGATGTCTTTGTCTTAACTGAAATTCATTCCACTCATGTCGCCATTGTCGGATGGATACAACGGGAGCGTTTCCTTGTAGAAAAAAATATTCGCCAAGGTCGTCTTGGACCTTATTATTCGGTTTCTCAATCTGAGTTGTATCCATTTTATGAACCAAGCGACAAAAAAGCATTATGGTGAAATCGCGAGTCTTGGTTGTATCCTCTGCCAATTTTTACAGTACGGAGCCACACCTTGCGAAATCCATCACATTCGTCGTTTTGGAGGGAGACGTAATTCCGCACCCGTCATTGGGCTTTGCCCTGAACATCACCGAGGAAACACGGGTGTGCATGGACTTGGACACAAAGGTTTTGAAAAGCGTTACGGTGTCAGCGAACACGATTTGCTCGAACTAACCGACCAGGCGCTTAAGCGAACAACCTAGTCCCTTGTTTATCAATAATCAAAGCATGTTTACGAGGTTGACCACCAGCAGAATTAGGAATGCTGATATGTGTCCAGCGGTCAAACTCCCGAATCACTTGATCAAATCCTAAGTCTGAAGCAATCACAGCCCTAACCACCTCGTCAGGAGTCATACCTGGAACTCGTATATCAGCCGCACAGCCGACTCTATGTTGAGAGGAGTCCTTACTCCCCACGGCATCGTTTACCGCTTTAGAGCGGAACGCAGAGTTAACCATAACCGGTTTGCCGCCAAGAACGGTTTTGACACCCTCCAAGAATTCAGCCAGTCTTTGAATGTTTGCGAGTTCAGTTTCATTTGGGGTATTGTCCAATGTTCGATGATCGGTGTGCGTGAGTTCTTCTAAAGTGAAATGCGTAGTCAGATTCATTTTTTAATCCTATCTGCAATTTTTTCCATAGTCCTACCGCCAAAATAAAATGACATGACCAGCATGCCCCATTGCCCGAGGAGTTCAACATACGCGCCACGTGTCTCGTATTCAAAAATTGAGGCAATAGCAAAGCCAGAATATGCCACCAGCAGGAATATAAGCGTCATGGGGCGAATGTTTTTAGACATCCAAGAATCACTAGCCATGTCAGCCTGAACACGCTGTGTCAGGTTGTTTTGCTCAGTCTCGTAAAGTTTTGTCTCGTTGGCCATCTTAGCCAGTTCGCCATCCTGAGCCATCTTTTGCAGTTCTAACTGCGCCTTGGCTTTAGCCTCAGGGTCAGGAATAAGTTTGTCGATTAGTTTCCCACCGACATTGAGTAGTGCATCAAGTCCAATCATTTGCTGTCCTTTTTAGAATCTTCGTTTTGCATTAGTTTGATGCCAGACAAAAAGCCAATCATGCCACCTATAAGAGTGCTAAAGGCAGGGCTAATCATTTTGAATATTTCCGCATTGTCGACCTCTTTAGCCCATAGACCAAGCATAAAAGCAAACACCATAGACAAAACAGAAATGCAAAGCGTAGTGCTAACCATTAAAGTGACCCACAGAGTCAGTTTGTCTTTTGTGTCAGGCACGGGTTGTTTGGGTCTGCGTATCGGTTTGTCCATACATCCTCACACAAAAATTTGAAATCGTCTGCGATTTTCAAACGAACCAAGTTCTATTGTGTTTTGTCTTGCACGCTTATCGTAGAGTTCGAGTTCCATCTCAAGCGTTTTCCATTCCAATTTGTTAGCCGCAATTGCGTAGTGATATTCCTCTTGCACTTTTTCAACTGCCTTATCGAAAGCCAATTGTGCCGCTGTGTGTGTAGGTCTTACCAAGCCATACCATTTGTCAAAGGTAATCACTTTTTTTCCCTTTCCATTGCCCTAGCGTAATAAAACAAAATCTTCTGTCTTATCTCTGCGCTATCAGCAACCCCTGCCCACATCGCAAGGTTGTTCCAGATACTCACTAACTGTTCTGTACTGCAACTATCACCATTTGTTGTTAACCATTCAGAAAGCCGCTGATGCCTCTCTGATGGGTTGTGCAAATTAGACAGCCCATAAAAATCACTTATCAAACATTTGGTTTGTGCTGTTGCCCAAAACACTAGCGAAATGAGCAACAAGGCAAACCATTTAGTCATATCCCGCTTCTTTACGCGCCAACTTCAAATGTTGATGCTTAAAGTAAATGTTTGCAACTAAACCAATGACACCAATAATCACACCGCAGATTGCACCAAATTCATTAGCCGTTAAGCCAAAGAAGATGGCACTACCCGCGCCACCATAGGTTGCTACAGATGATGCTTTAGTCGCCAATGCTGTTGCGGCTTCTGCGGTGTGTTCGTTCATTTACTTTGCCTCTACATCTGCAATTTCGAGTTTGCTTTTCAGCATAGAAAAGAAAGCATCGCGACCCACTTGCAACTGTTCGACATTGAACCTAGCAGACGCTAGTTTTTTGTCCAAATCAGAAACATGAGAAATCAATACTTGCTGTTCTTGTGTCATATCTTCAAAGAAGTATTCCACGCCATCAATGCTCAATGAGGTTTTTGTGTTGTTGCTCATTTTGCTTTCCTTTTAATGTGCCACCAAAATCGGGTGGTGGCTTCCCGTTAACTTATGCCGCCCAAGGCAATGGCGGCTGAATGATTGGCGGATTGATTTGGTTATCAATTTGAGATTGCACAGCCGCTTCTGTAGCGGTCTGGTCAACGCCATTAGCCCAACACCAACCCAACACTTGTTCTTGCGTCAAATCAGCGTATGGCGTGAACTGACCTTCTGCGGGCATAGGGAATGAGCAAGTGCCATAAACAGTTGCTGTGTAGTCAACAGGTGGTGTGCCAGATGCTTCCGCACCATTGCAACGCCATCCCGCAGTTACTACTACATCTGTCAATGAACCCTCTGTAGGTTTGCATTGCATCCATTCAATTACCCAAGTAATAGTTGCTGACATGATTTTCCTTTCGGTTGATTAGGGGTGAGATGCTTTGTAGGCATCAAATTCTGCTTTAAGTTCTTGAATAGCCGCTGTTAATGTAGCCACCAAAAATGATGTGTCAATGCCTTGATAGTCAGGCTTTCCGTTTTCGTCCACAGCATCTTTTTCACCAGTAACGGCTTGTGGCATAACTTCAGCAAGTTCATGTGCAATAAAACCTTCGCCACTAGAACCATTGCTTTTCCATGTGTATGTGCATGGTTTTAGTTGTGCAACCTTTGCCAAAGCGCCTGTCATTGGCGCAATGTTTTCTTTTAATCGATAATCAGACGATGTTGCGTAGGTAGTAGATGTGCCGTTACCAATAATAGAACCAATTGATGTGCCCGCATATCTAAATACATTGAAATATTGTGTAGAGAATGTATGGTTATTAACAATCAACCAACTCGAAATATCACATTGAACCCAGATATTTGTATCGTATGAATTGGTCGTTGTGCGGTTCATGTAAAAAACACCATCGCTTGTAATGCGAGCGCGTTCTACTGGATAAAAAGCAGTATTAGCAGTTACTCCAGTACCGCCATAAAATGTGGTTACTCCACCACCAAAAGTTGTAGCGGCATAACTTGTTTGCGGTGTTTTCCAAGTTCCAGAATTTTCATAATACATATCTCCAATATATGAATAATCATCAACAACAGCGCCACCAAAAAGCCGTTTAGCGTATGAACTCATGCCCCCGCTAAAAGCGGTAAAATAATATGGGTTAACAGTAAACCTGTTAGATGAACCTAAAACATCCAATCTTCCTGTTGGTGAAGATGTACCAATACCTACATTACCGCTTGAGTCTATACGGGCGCGTTCTGAACCATTTGTAGTAAAACGAATTGGCCATGCACCATCAACTTTTAAGTTTGAGCCATTTGCATCTGTAATGAGATAAGAAGTTGTAACTCCTCCTTTACTTGATGCCACATACTGTTCTGCTGATGTACCATCCGCAATAATTTGCCCTGTGGCTGTAATATTACCAACTACAGTCAATCGTTGACTTGGATTTGTAGTGCCAATACCTACATTGCCACCATACGGGTTAATTATTAGTTTGTCATAAGTGCCTAAAGAATTAGCACGGGTCGCTTGAATCCAAGCAGTATCTGTGCTTTCATTAACACCCATGTCAAGAACATTGTATAAACCAGTTCCACCAGTTAAGCGAAGAACCCCTGTTTGTGTTGTTCCTGATGTTGCGGGATAACCAGTTGCACCTAACGCAACTAATTTTAATCCTGCAAGTGAAGTTGTGCCAATACCAACATTACCACCACCACGAACCAAATAAACGCTTCCACTATCAGTTGCCAAATCAGCGCCAATAGTGGATTGAATTTGTCCAAGACCTGATGAACTACTGCGACCAACAAGTAATTCACCGCTTGAAGTTATACGAGCGCGTTCACCACCAATGTTAAAAAACTGTATGTTGTCAGCATTGTCTGCGCGAATTGTCACATTGCTTACTGTGGTTGCGCCATTGCTAACCAGAAACTGTAAGCCAGAACCATTTGCCGCATTTGCAGTATTAGAAATAGCAATTCTTGTGACAGCATCGCCACTTGAGACTTCTAACTTTTGTCCGGGGTTTGTAGTGCCAATACCAAAGTTACCAGATGCATTTATGCGTGCTTTTTCCCCAGAATTTGTGCCAAAAATTATGTTTGAATTTTCATAATTAAATATGTATGCGTCAGCACCAATGTTGCCAACAATTAGACCATCGTTTGAATTTGGTCCGGTTGTGCCATTTGTGTAATGTGATATAGCCCATCCATCAGTTGCTGAATTATTTACATGAATAACTCCTGCAGTAGACCCGCCATTTGAATTTGGCGATGTTGTGCCAATCCCAAGTTTCCCAAAAACATCCAAAGTCATTGTCTGACTATTGGATGGATTAAACCATTGATGCTGAGTTGCGTAATATCTAAGAATATTGTATGCACCAAAGCCAGTAGTTGTAGAACTGATAGTGTTGTTTGCACTAGATGGCGTAAATGTCAAACGACCACCGCCAGTACCGCTATCAATGTTTAGTTCTGAACTTGCGTTCAAACTCATTGCCTGAGTAAAGGTAATAGCGTTTCCTGCTGTACCTGATGCGGCTGTTTGCCAAGAATGAGCGCCAGACAATTGACGATATTGTGATGCTGTGCCATTACCAACATATCGCCATGCTCCACCATCAAAATATGCATTAGAAAATACAGCAGTATCAGCGTCTGCATAACTTGCCAATGCGCCCCAACCAACTTGATAAGCCTTATATACTGCCCAAGCACTAGGAGTAACTCCCAAGCCTAGATTGCCTGAGCCGTCGATACGCATCCACTCAGTTGTAACTGCGCCAGTTGCGCCAGATGCTTGACCAAAAATCATTGCACCATAAGCGTCACTTGCTGTACCGATTCCAAGATAACCAGCGCCAACATGATTCCAAACCCATCTGAACTGAGCAGTATTCGTAGAATTTCCACCGAGGAACACAGTATCAACTAAACCTGTTGCTCCTCCTGTACCAATTTGCAGTTTTGCACTAGGACTACTTGTACCAATACCAAAATTTCCTGCCGAATCTATGCGAGCGCGTTCTGTACCACCACCACCAACTGATGTAGCAGAAGAACCACCAGTCCAAAAACGAACAGCACCAGAAGCGCCTGTTGCAAATACATTGAAATGATTATTGCCACCATTTGTACCAATGCCATAATCATCGTTACCTTTTGATGTTATGTTTCCCGCAAATGTAATGACAGAATCTGGGCTTGAAGTACCAACACCTAATTTTGTACCATCAAAAACAAGCGCAGAACCAGTAGCCAATGCGCTAGTGCTAGAAGCATAGACAACACCATTGGCAGTAAACGATGTAAGCCCTGTACCACCACTAGTTGTAGGCAAAGCAGTACCTGACAAACCAAATGCCAATGTGCCACTTGTTGTAATAGGTGAACCGCTGATAGACAAGAACGATGGCACAGTTGCCGCAACGCTAGTCACAGTACCTAATGGGTTTGTTGCCCAAGATGTGTCAGTTCCATCTGTAGTCAGATACTTACCGCTGTTGCCTGTCTGACTAGGTGCAAGCGCATTGAATGCCGCATTAGCCGTAGTCTGTCCTGTACCGCCATTAGCAATAGCCAAAGTGCCGCCAAGGGTCAATGTACCGCTAGTCGTGATTGGGCTACCAGTGAATGTCAATCCTGTAGTGCCGCCCGAAGCCGCAACGCTTGTGACCGTGCCAACATTGATTGAACCGCCAAGGCTTGTCGATGTGCCGTTGATTGTGATTGCTGAGTTTGTCAGGGCGCTGTTAGCAACATTGCTTAATGTGCCGCCCAAAGTCAAACTGCCAGAACTTGTAACCGTGCCCGTTAATGTCAATCCGTTAACCGAGCCTGTACCGCTTACGCTAGTGACAGTACCACCACCATCCGTGACCCATTCCAACGCTGTAGCGCCTGAATTAAGCCCCAGGCGTTTGCCTCCATTACCCGTGTACGAAGGCAACAAATTCTGAATAGCACCAGCCGCAGTCGTAGCATCCGTACCACCCGAAGCAATTGGCACAGTAGACAAAGAGATAGTGTTGCCAACAATTGTTATCGGTGCAGTCGCTGTGTACGCTGTACTTGTCAGCGGTCCAACATCCTGCACCGTACCATTGGTGTAAGTAATTCGCAGATATTGAAAAGTCGAGATTGTCACAGGGACAATACTTACGATTCCATTACCCGCTACACCCCTGTCGATAACAATAATCTCAGGCTGAGGAGGAGTTACCTCGCAGACAATATTGTTTGCGTCTGTGACTGCTACATTGATTTGCATGATTTCCCCTTAAACAACAACAATACCGTCTGAACGAACTAAGAACATCAAGAATATGATGCCATCGTCAGCAGGATTGCCACCACCAGCAGGGAATGAAATCTTGATGCGACCAGAGAAGCAAGCAGGATTGACAGCATTAATGTCCAACTCAGGGTCACTTGAAATTAAAGACCACACCGAATCGTCAATCACCAATGTGAAAGAGCCGTTTGCATCAATACGATTTGAAATAGTCAGGTTAACAGGCGTAGGCGTAGGCTCGTAGTTGCCAATGCTAAAAGACAAACCATTTCGCGTGTCTTGCAGATTGCTTACAGTTCTACGGACAATCTGTGCGTTAATTGTTGCACCAGTCAGGTTTACTGGTGAGCCGTTTGAGTTAAAAACTAAGTTCCAGTAGGTCGATTGGTTGTAAACCAACTCACCCGTAATCAGAGGATTATCGAATCCGCTGACTTGCGTAATAGTATTCTGGCTAAAAAGTGCCATGATGATTTCCTGTACTCAGGTTATTGACGCTCCCTGCGTACTCGCGGGGGACGAAATCTTGTCATGTCTTGCGGCAATTATGCCCCAAATCAAGTCGGAGGTGTTGGCCAAATTACATTGAACGGATAGCCAGACTGAGCAGGAATGTCCCTCAGTTCTTGCCTATAAGTCGCCCAGGCACTTTGTTGCGCAGTAGTCAACGGACCATTTGGAATTTGTGTCCAGTCGCTTGCGTATAGTAATTTTTGCCGTTTTAAAGTTACATCCGACACCGCCATTGTTTGATTTTGAACCCATTGCTTAGTCGTAAAATCAAACACCGAATATTGGTCAGGTTGTGCAGGAATAGCCACCGCCACACCATTTGCGATGTAATAGGCTAAATCATCTATAGACCCCTCAAGATAACTTTCGTCACTTTGTATTTGAGAGTCAATATCTGTTGTCTGAACAACTCGCAAGATTTGTCCAGTAGTCGAGGAATAAATTGTGTAGTTCATCGTTTTGTCTCGATTGCAAATAAGGAACGATTAGAAATTCCCGCCAACTCAAGAGGCATTGAGTATGGCTCGCTATACACTTGAAGCCTGTATGTATAAGTTGCCGCTGTTGGCAAATCGCTATAACTCATGGCGGGGTTTCTACCTCCGTTCATCAAAACAGTAGAACCTCTAACAAGCCTAAATTCAGGAATAATTGTGGCAATATTTTCTCCATCAATAGCAGACCCATTTAGAGGACTACCTGATGATGCAATATAAATTTGACTGCCATTAGCCACGATTGTTATTGTTTGAGCATCAACCCATGTACCTTGTGTTGAAGGTCTAAAAACTGCACCAGTAAACGCACTAGCCGTTAAAGTCACCGCATTAGCATTGATATTTGCAGTAGCAACCACATTGCCGTTAAGCGTCATTTGTGTGTTGTTGAAAGAAATATTTGTAGTCGAATTACCAATAGCAAATGTGCCGTTTGTATTGATAACCGCACCCGAGCCACTCATGCTAGTGCCAGAAACAGCAGGGGCAGAACCCACCGTCAGCGATGTACCGCTAATTGAGCCAGCCGTAATCGTTCCCAAGTTTGCGCTAATTGCAGACAGACTGCCAACTTTTAAGTTCGACAAATACGGGACATTCCAAACAGTCTGGGTTGTTGCAGGGTTAAAAATACCATCCGATTGAAACAAAGCCTCACCCGCAACAATAGACGGAGGAGTCGCTTGCCAAACCTCAGAGCCTCCCCAAGTATTTGTCGGAGGAAACGCGCCCACACCCGTAGTCGTATAAGTAGCAGGAGTAGAGTTAAGCGATGTTGAGGTTGACTTAGCGTAGCAAATGCGCGAAGACAATCCGTCAATTCCGTTTGCTCCATTAGAACCGTTTGTACCATTCGTACCATTTGCACCATTAGCACCAGCCGCACCCACCGCATACGCAGTCGATGTAGACCAAGTGACCGTGCTAGTTGCAGTTGTTAAATCATCAGCATACGCAACCTGACACCCGTACAAAGTAAATCCAGCACTAGACGCACCCGGCAATAGCGACCAGCCATTAGCAGTCGAAGGCGCAGTAAAAGAACCATTAGCCCATGTATATGTTGAAGTTCCAGATGGGAAACTTGTAGGCGTAGTAGCCGACCATCGGTACACCTCCAACAACGCTGTCCTTGTGCCGTTAGCACCGTTAGCCCCTGGAGAGCCAGTCGCACCATTAGTTCCAGAAGCGCCAGCCGCATAAGCCGCTGTAGCACTCCATGTGATGCTAGTCGTAGCAGTCGTATTTGAATCCGCATAAATAGTTCTGCAAATCCACAGCGTCTGTCCAAGTACCGAAGCAGGAGGCGTTAGCGACCAACCATTAGTTGCCGCTGGCGCAGTAAATTGACCAGTCGCCCATGTGTAAGTTGAAGACCCACTAGGAAACGTAGTCGGGGCAGAAGCCGCCCATTGATACATCTCCAAAATTGCCGTGCGAGTCCCATTAGTCCCGTTAGTCCCATTTGTACCATTAGCGCCATTAGTTCCAGCATACCCAGACGCGACAATGCCAGCCAATCCCCAATTGATTGAGGTCGTTGTAGCCGTAGCCGTGTCCGAAATATTTACCGTTGCCGCCCACAATGTGTAGCCAGCACTAGGGGCAGAAGTAATCGTCTGACTCCACCCCGAAGGGTCAGGAGTAAATGAGTTACTTGCCCATGTATAAGTCGAAGTCCCAACCGGACCAGCAGGAATTGTGATTGCCCATTTATAGACCGTAGGACGAGCCGTTTGCAAACCATTAGCACCATTAGTGCCGTTAGTACCATTTGAGCCGTTAGCACCGTTTGTAGTCAACGAGGAAATTGTGTAACCAGTTGTCCAAATTACAGTTGAAGTCGCAGTTCCTACAGTCACCACAGTCGGAATGATTGCAGTCCAAAGTTGCAACCCAGCCGTACCTGGATTAGAAGGAATCGTAGTACTCCAGCCACCCCCGCCCGTGTAAGCAGAATTTGTAGCAGTCGCCCATGTATATGTTGATTGACCGCTAGGATTTGACGGAGTAACTGTCGACCATTGATATAGAGCAACATCCGCAGACTGATTGCCATTTGTACCAGGCGTACCCGTTGCACCTTGATCTACAAACACAAATTGCAAATTAGCCGTAGCCGCTTGCGACACAGTACCTAGAGCAGACTTATAACGCACCGGCACAATCAGATTTGCAGGAGACGAACTCATTGCCGTAGGAATACCCCATTCGGCAAACGTACCACCATCCGTAGGACTAGGCACAGACAAACCACCAGAAGTTGTAATGTCTCCATAACCAGTTGTGGATGATGCGCCAATACGCCATGTGTTATTTGTAAATGCCGCATCCGAATCGTTTTGCGATGGTACGAAGTCAATAGCACCACCAGCCGCAGAACCATAAAGTTGCGTTATCAACCCAGTAAACGAAGGAACAAGCGAGGAATTCCTCGGCACTTGCATAACGATAGGCGAGAAAGTTGCCAAGAAAGTACCAGCCACAGCCGAAGTCGTAGGATTAGGCGACCAACTAAAGCCTGTAGAGATAGCAGACAGCGCAGACGCACCAGACTCGTTAGCCACCTTGAACGAAAAGTAATAGGTGTCAGTCGGCAGATTCAAATCGGTAAACGCCAAACTGGTCGAAGGCACAAAAGGCTGTGAGTTAGAAGCCGTCTGTGCGCCCCATGTTTTCCAATCAGCAGTCGTAGGACTAGAAACATTGGTGTAGAACAAAGTTACTTCCGTGACACGACCCGTAGCAGGAATTCCGCACAGCACATCGAAGTGAGGAATAGTTGCAGTCGGGTTGATATTAGTCACCGTAGGCGCTGTCAGATTACTAAAGAAATTTGGGTTTGACAAATTACTATTAGGCGCAGGAGAGTACGCAGTAATAGAAGCATCGTCATACACTTGAGAGTTGTATTCGTTCAACTCCAAAGCCGCACCCAAATTTCCATCGGGCAAAGATGCCTCGGAAACCTTAATGACACGGAACAACTTATTAGTCCAGCCGTAGGCAGAATTTGTAACGCTAATCACATCGCCAGCGTCAACCTGAATGCCGTTATAAGTCGTAGAGAATGTGACAATCAAATCCTCACGCGCTTGCTCTAACATCCTATTTGCTAGATATTGAGCCTGAACCGAATCATTCACCAGACTTAAGTCGACTGAATATTTGTTAACAGGCTCGTTTGCAAACAACAAACCAGAAGGCGTATTCAGAAACACATAATCCGACTGGTCACGGTTTAACTTACTAGGAAATTGCGCTTGAACCTGATTGATGCTTGAAGCAATATCAAATGCACTAACGCGAATCTCTCCAACAATATTTGAGTCGTCAAACGCAAACGAGGCAGACTCAGCCTTATTGATAACGATAGACCACTTACCAGTTGCCGCATTGTATTGATTCCAAGAATCGCAAGCCAACATAATCTGATCGAGATTTGCCAATACATTCTGACCAGTATCCATTACACCGTTAATGCGATACCGAGCCTGAGTAGCACTACCACCACCAGAGGGTGTATAAGTTATCAGTTGGTCAGAATAACTATTCAACGCAGTTGCTGTCGTGGCATCCACGATGTTTGTGTCCATCGCACAGCCATACTTTGTGTTTGTAATGTAGTCATACCAAACATCGCCTGGCTTTGCCACACCCGCACCATTAAGATAATGCGAAGCCCTAAATGTCACGGGTTGCATTTGCGTAGTGCCAGCATCCCTGTTGTAAACCATTTTGATAACGGCAAACGCCAAACCATTCATCTGCCTACCGCTAGATGGCCATCTTTGCCCCACAGCAATGTCAGAGCCACCCATTACAGAACTAGGCAACGCTGTGCCATTCAAAGCCGTTATAACGCCAGCCTCGTTTGACTTGTAAAGGTTTATGTATAGGTTTCCAGAAATCTTAGTTTGAACATTACCAGCGCCATCGGTCAGACTTATTACTTTAGTCGGGTCTGAGCCATCAAAACCAATTGCTTGATCTTGCCAGTACATCTTTGTCGTATCAAATGAGAATTGGCCATTAGGACTAATCTGAGAGACAGCCATAACGTAATACATTGTCTTTTGGTCAGTCGACAAAACAGCGTCAACAAAGATGCCACCGAGGTACGCATCACCATAAACAATTGGTATGCTATTTGTAGTAGCAGGAGGCACTTGCTGACGAACGCCATTGTCTACGGCTTGATTAGCACCCGATGACGTAAACACGCGAGTCACAATCATAGAGACCGCAAAGTTAATAGCAAACCTTGCCGCAAGCAATGTCATGCCCGTTAATTCAAGCCCCATTGCGGCTAATACGAGTGTCGATGGCATTTTTTAGTCCCTAAAGAAAGTCGCTTCGAGAGGCGTGTAACCTCTCTTTGTGTAATCTATCAAAGGCGAGTTTGCCATAACCGTAGTACAAACAAAATCGACCCGCTTATTGTTTAACATTTCTTGCGCAAGTTCGTCAAACTTTATCCACAGTCTGCCGCCTATTGACTTGCCCCGATGCTTTGGCATCACCCACCAAGCCAATTCGCGCAGTTCCAAAATCTTTGGACTCCAGACATTTTGTGTAACGATAGCCGCAATCATTCCCCTATGGTCATCGTCAATCAAAATAAACCCCCGACCACTTAACATTTGAAAAATCAAATGCCCTACATGATCAGCGTCATGCGTTTCTGGATTGGATAAAACAGGGATAGGCGCTTCTTTTGCATATTCCCGCATCATCCACACCAAAACTGGAATATCGTGTCTTGTAGCCTGTCTTATCATGTTTACATACCATCGCTAGCGTAACCAGAATCAGAGGGTGCATTAGTAGCCGACTGACTACCCTGAACAGGAGGCGCACCAAAATCAAAATAAGTTGAGGCAATTACAGGCACTCTGTCCATGCTTGTATCGTTAGGATAAAAGTTTTTCCATACCGATGGATTTGTTTTTAATCCGCTAATTCGGTTTTGCAGGATAGTCCTAAACGATGAACAACTAATAGAGCATGTCGCCACCCGACTCCGCATTTGCTCGTTCCAATCCTCCGTCACCGAGAAGTTGCCAACATATCCCTGATAGCGTTTAAAGAACTGCAAACTTGGCGAAGTAATAATTTGGTTGTTTGAGTCAAAGAACCCCCGCCAGACCTCTACCAAAGAACCCTTAATATCCGCACCAAGGATAACGGCCACATTAGCACCGTCAACGCCAGTCAGAGAGATTGTTAAATCACCGCTAGTCGCTTTTGTCTCACGCTTAATGTCACCAATACTTAGCAGACTTCCCAAGTTACTGTAAGTAGTTCCACCAACAGTTATTGGAGAAGCGGCATTACAAAAGGTGTAAGTCGCACTAGCCGTAGTCAGTTTGACAAACTCGCCATAGTTAATCGAAGGGCTTGCGAGAGCCGCAATTGTTGTACTCATCCTATGATGTCCTCACGAAACACGAACGGAGAATCCCATTGAACAAACGCACCATTCGTCATCGGGTTAAGTGTATATGTAGGGCAGGATTCTGCCAACACATAGAAAGTGCAAGCACTACCAACCGCAGTCAAAGTTCCGGTGCTAGGCGTACCAATCACAGGGCGATGCAAAGTCACAGAGACAGTCGAAGCAGAACCTCGCAAAACGTTCTCTGTCACTTTGTAAGGGTACAGACCCAACTGCAAGAAATCACCCGCCTTGAACACGAAATCACTTGACGACACCGATGGCAAATTGCCCACAGTAATTGTCGTAGCGTTAGCCGCAGGCACAGCGGCCAGAGTCAACGCATTTGCTTGAACAGTTGACAAACTTCCCTGATAAGCAGTAAACCAAGAAAGAGTCGTACTAGCGAACGAGATAGTCTCAGGCAATTGACGGTCTTTATTGTCAATCGCTTGAATGACATTACGCACTTGCGGATAGTACAAATAATTGTGCGGCTGTACAGTAAACACCCAAGGCACAGAAGTGAGATATTGAGCAACACGAACTTGACCCGAACGACTGACTTGCTGTCCCACAGTCCTTCGGTTATTCACCGTCAACGATTGTTGAATATCAAAAATAGTTTGAAACGACATTACGTCCTCCCGTAATTTGTAGCGAGGTTTTTCTCACCGTATTTATTAGCCGCCCAAATAGCAGTCGAACTACCCAACAGCCTGTCCTCGAAAGACTTAGTGTCAATAGCATTGATGTAGTTATTAGTGACATTAGTTGTGCCACCAACACCAGACAAAGCGTGATTAGGAACAATAGTCCCCGATGTGCGAGGCACGAACAACTCCGGACCTCTTTCACCCACCACGCTAACTTGACCGACCGCAGGACTACCGCCATTGGCATACCCTGGCATCCCCATGACAGCGGCTGGCTGTGACATATCGCCACCAAACAACGAAGCCAAAAACCGACTGGCCATTGCTTTCATTTGCATTGCAAGAATGTCTTGAATGATGCTCTTTGCCAAGTCTTTAAAACTAGCCTTGCCCGTGCGCACGAACTTATCAATAGCAGACTCCATATTGCCCATTAAAGAGTCAAACGCCTTTGCTCCCATCTCTAATTCCGTAGGCATATCACGCAAGAATCTTTGAGCCTGTTTAGCCATACCGTCTTTGTAAGTCCCATCACGCTGTGCTTTAACCGCCTGATTTTGCGCACGCAAATAACGCTCTGTAGCATTAGCCAATTCGTTTTCTTTATCCACTAAATATTTTTTAGTCTCAGCATCCAACAAAGTATTGCGTTGTATCTCTTGCACATTCTCCGCACGCTTTTGTTCTGCCAAATACAATTCTTTTACAAGCGCAATATCCTCAGACCTCATGTCTTTAGTTGCTATCTCGATATTTAAAATATCCTCTTTAGTCTTTAAAGCCCTTGCGTCACTTTCAATACGCAAAACTGTATCGACAAAAGACTCAGCCTCTTTTTGCGCCCACTCAGTTCGTATTTTGTCCTCTTTTTGCAATTCTCTACGATAACGCTCTAAGGCTCGCAGTCTTTCCTTTTCTGCCGCCTCTGCTTTTCTCTGACGCTCTTTTTCTCCAGCATCTGTAACCGCACGACCAGCACGAGGAGGGGCAGAACTGCTAGGTGTAGAAGCCGATGACGGATTCATCACGCTAGCCTCAAACGCATCTAATGCCGCACGCTCCTTGATAGTCTTTTTAATATAGGCATCGTTCTCAGCCTGAGCCGTTGCCCAATTTTTATTGATTAAGTTATCAATGTATTTGCCGATTGCATATATCTCACCAAAAATAGTTTTGACAACATACAAAACATTAGCGGCCACCACGGCAACAGTTTGAAACACAATCTTAAACGCATTGCCAAAATCGTTAGTCTCACCGTTCAATTCTTTAATGTAATCAGCGAAAGCCTTAAGAGTCGGACCTACTTCCGTAGCAATAACCAGCATTGCATTACGAGCGCTTTGTGCCAGCACATCGTACATTTCTGCCGCATTTTTAATTGCTTCCTCTTGTTCTTTAGTGATCTTATTGGCTTCTGCCATAGCCTCACCAAAGCCCACCATGTCCACACCCTTGGCGGCCTTAGAGAAAACCTCCATCGACTTTGCACCGCGAGTAATAGGGTCTTCGACTGCGGCAATATTTTTGACAAATTTATTGAGCAATTCGTCTTGCGACAGCGTGCCGAGGTCTTTTAAAGTAACGCCCAACTTTGCCGCAGTCTTTTGCGCTTGCTCAGAACCGCCAGCCGCATCGTCAATAAACTTTGTAAACGCAGACAGCATCTTGCCAGCGTTATCAGCCTTACCGCCATTGTTAGCCAAAGCGTCAGACAGTTTGAGAACAGTACCAATCGCCACCTCATTGGCTTGCGCTACATCTGCCAACTCGTCAGCATATCTAACAGCCGCCACAGTAGCCGCCACCAATGCAGTAGCACCAATCTTGCCCGCCTTTTCAGCGGCTTCGCTAAACTGTTCTAGTTTACGACCAGCCGCTTCTAAGCCTTTACTAAACTCCGCAGAATCTAAGCCTAGAACCACGCCCAGGCGAGCAATCATGTTAGCCATGTTTTACCTCAAACTTTGATTTGTCAAACCCCTGAGCCTGAGTCATAAACGCCAACAGGCTGTTGCTTACTGCTTCTTTTTGTATCTCAGGAGGCAACGGAGGATATATGTAATCATACGCACTTCCGAGGATATTGGCTAACTTATACGCAGGAGAATTTGCCGCCCTCATATAGTTAAAAACTCCATTAGTCAGCGTAGCAATTTGCGTCAGCAATCCGTAATTGCCAATCAACCCGTCCGCATACATTGTCTGAATGTTAGCCATCGTTACATCATCAAGTTCGGAGATAGTTTCTAAAGTATGCCCGTTGAAAATCATTGCCGCCACACATTGACTTTTCAACGAGCCGATTAGTTTCCCCGACTTTCCTTATAAGTAGGACTAATAGCCTCGCCAATCTTTTCTACGATTTGCATCTGCACCGACATAGGGAATTCGTCCTCAATGTCTTTGTAGGTCAAATCCTCCAGACTAGCCCCCTCCAACTCAGGCACAAGCAATTTAAAGAACTCCGTAATACGAGCCTCTGTAATAGCCTTATTTTTAGCCGCCTCACGCATCGAGCGACCATCGACCAATATGTCACCTTCAACGAATCTAAACTCCTCCGTCTGACTACTTTCAAACTGCATCAGGGGTTTAGTCAGTTGCTCATAAATTCTTGCGATTGTCTCGTCATCAGGGTTTGTCACTTTTGCATAAATTGCATCGGACTCAGCCAGCAAAGGAATGCGCACCTTAAAAATATGGCCACCAAGTTCGAACGAACGAATCAGCAGGTTTTTTTTATTCGTTTGATATTTCTCACCAAACGCTGAACTAAATTTTGTCATTTCTGTTTTGCCTTGTATTGAAGTAACCGCCTACCGATAATATCCCCAAGCCGTTTAGCGGTGTCAGCGGCTTGAGATTCCATTGCTGTACGCAGAAAAGGATGAGCAGAATTATGAGCCGAGCCAAACTCTTGCGCTATAGCCCGTGCATCGCTCTCTATGCCCTTAAAGTTATGCGCCCTGTACGCACCCACATGACCATCGCTCTCCATCCCCGAAAGGCGTTTCTTAGCCCTTAATAGACCTTTACCCTCACTCATTTGCGCGAGTTTTTTACCAGACGCAGTTGTAACCGCACCAATCACGGTGTCCGTAGGCGTAATATATTTTGAGCGTCTATCAGACTTTGTAGGGCGTCTAGCCTCAATCTGTAGCGACAGCCTCAGTCCGCCAGTATTTACAGGGGCACGAGCCACCGCTTGCGCTAATACAGGCTTCATCGCCTCCCGCACAGCCGGCACTAATACTTTGCCCGTGGCTTTTTTGTCGCCAATCTCTACTGCCAATTCCTCGAAAGCGGCTAAGACTTCTTTCAAACCTTCAATTTTGAAAGATGCCTTCATAGTTAATTCGCCTTGATGATTTTGTGAAATATTAGATGATTGACTTGCAACGCATAATCAACAACTTCCTCAGGCGTAAGTTTGTCAGCGTGCTGTTGAGCAATTTGATGCGCTAGTGTGACCGCAGTCATTCTCTGTTGAGAAAAGCCAAACCAATCCTTGCGAGATTCGGCTTGGCTTACTAGGAAACCCAAAAGGTCGTTGCTATCTTTTATTGTCGTAGTCATATCTTATTTTTCAATTGTTTTTGGCGCCACATAAGGGAAACGTGCCGCTAAAAATTGCAAGACGGTTTCTTCTTCCGTATCAGGAGTGGTTTTTGCCAGAGCGTCCGCCACTTCCTTTGCATCTAACTCCATGCCCCTGACCATTACGTCAAAGGACATGTAGGTGCTACTCAATATGTCTATCGCGTCTTTAAGTGACATGATTAGGTGCTGGCAGACCAGCCGTATTGATTACCACGGGGGTGAATGGTGAAAGTTACCTTGGCTTCAGCACCAGGCGCTGAGTCAATATCCCATTGGCTAACGCGACCGTTGAAAGCGTAGTTAACAATGCCAGTTCCGTCAGTAGCAGAAATAACAAAAGTACGGTCAATCGTACCGTTGTAAGCATCGCCACGCAACAACAACAACACGGTGTCGCTAGGATTCCAAGCGGCTGTGATAGTCATACTAGTCGGGGCAGACTGCACAGGAATCTTGTCCGACTGACGCGAGCCAGCAACAGAGAAAGATGCCACAGCATCGTCTTGACCGAACGGAGGAATTGCCTCGACTGGAACTAAGTTGCCAGAAATTGCCAAAGCAGAAACAGTTGCGTAGGTTGACAAAGCAGAAGTTGTCAAAGCGGTTGGAGTTGCACTAGGCTGTGCATAAAGTGTCGCACTAAAGCCGGGCAAAATTTTGGTTGGTAAAGCCATTTGAGTTTCCTTTAAAGAGTTGAAAAATCGTGTCTTATGTTGGAATATCTATTGTGCAATCAATAAAGACTTGCGCCAACTTGTTTTCGTTGTCATAACTGTTGTACAGCCATTGGCAATCCGCTTTTGAGATATAAAACCCACCATTAGCAATATCGCCCAGCACACCGCTATAACCGTGTAGCGATTGTAGTACTTGATTCGAAATTGTGAAACCGTCCTCAATCTGCTGAGTAAAAATACTTATCTGAAACACAGGGCGGTCGATACCCTTTACCGACTGATACGAACCCGTATAAACCTCTTGATGCACATTCCTCAGCATCCAAGTAATAAACTTTGGCTGTGTTGCAAAATTGCGATTGAAAGCCGCATAAACAGGCACAGGCGTAACAATCTGTGCCAGTTGATACTGTATCGCCTTGCCGTAGTTAACAACATTTGTCTGAGTCGTCATACAGCCACCACAGGGTCGTTACGAACGCACAAAAATCTAACAGTCATTCTGTCATCCGATTCGCGCACACTATCCACACGCCAGTCAAAGTTTTTCCACCTAATTGAATACGCATTTTGATTGTCAATAATCAATTTTGTGTTTGGCGTGTAATTTAGGGTCAACTCCACAATGTCCGAGTAAACGCGATACTTATCAGCGATACGGACACTATTTGCAACAGAACGAACACGAGCGCGAGTATCAAACCACTTCGTTATCGTAGTCGATTGTTCACCAAACGAACTACTGCCGAAAGTCAGTTGATTGACCGTGATATTTTCGAACCGTGCGATACCCATTTACATCACCAAAGGTTTGTAAGGACGAAGCAATGTTGCCACACCAAACGGGATTTCGCGCAACAAAGCGTCCGATGTATTAGACCGGTTGTTATAGATGTGAGTCAACAACATTAAACCCGCTTGCTTAATTACAGGGTATGTAGCCAAGAACGCAGAGTTCTGGGTGTACGTCACCATAATCGGATTTGCCACCTCTTGATTGAGCGTGTTTGGGATAGTGTTAAGAATCACACGATTGCCCGTAGGGTCGTATGAATAGTTTGCAGGGTCAATCACTACAGGCGTGACATTAGAAGTCGAATAGAACGCAACCTCGTTAATCACAATGCTTGCAGTCTGCCCAGTTTGATTCGGATACTGCACCTCGGGCAAATCCAAAAACACCGAAGTGTTATACAGACCAAAGTTTGGATAGTAGATTTTCCAAGTCGTAGGCAGAATAGCCGCGCCAAGATAATCCTCTATGGCCATACGAGTCGCCAACTCCAGCGACTGCACATAGGTGTCCTGACTTTCATCATCGAACAAGTTTAATTGATTCGTGATTTCGTCCAGCGTCAACCAATGCGTAGAAACATCCCGCGCAACCTGCTCAATTTTGGCGTAGTTGTACGGATTCCTTTGATTGGAATAAAAAGGCGCGAGTGTTTGATTCTCAACTGCCATTTATAACCCCTTAGGTTGCTGTAGAACGAACGCCAGCGAACGGGTCGAGGACAGTACTAGCCAAGCGTTTCTCTGCGTACAGAGTCACAAAGCCTGGGGCTGTTTGCTCAAAAACTTGAACGGTAAATTCCTCAACGTCAGCAATCGTCATGAATCGTTCCCAGTTTGCCAAGTAAACGGGATTAGTCGCTGGCAAATACGGGTTAACAATCACAGGGAAACCAAACACGTGTGTCAACGCACCAGCATTGTCTGCACCATTTTCAACAAACGCATAACTAGCCTGATTAGTACCGCCATGAACATAGTCACGCAATTCTTGAATAGCCGCAGGTGTCATCATCCAAGCCGCACCGTCCCAATATTGACCAGGCAATGCACTAGCCATAGCCGACAAAGTTTCATGGTCCAAATCGCCAGTTGTGAAGTTGACGTTAGCGATTGTGTGAATACCATTAGTAATAGCCGTACCGCTAGTGCCGAAAGCCGCAGAGCCGCTAGCGTACACACCCAGACCACGCAAACCATAAGTGCCACCAGTAGTCGTAGTAGTCGAGCCAGACTGGTCGTTGTTTGCACCCATAGAAGCCGCCTCTTGCTGGCTAAACTCCAACGCAAGGTCTTTCATCACAGCATCTTGCAATCCGTTAATGTCGTCCAAAGCGGCAATACGAATGGGCAACTGAGCGTTAATGATTCGCGTAGGCATCACCCAATACGAGGTCGCAGTATTAGGCGAGCCAGTATCAGGCGTAGCGTTAGGATTCCAAGGATTCGCACCAGTCGAATTACCAGTCTTGGCCACAAACTGCACAGCCGAAGAATTAGGCGTCTTGATATTACGAGCCACCTTGCGGAACGGGTTTGCATAACGCAACGCAGTAAAAGCATCATCGAAATAAGTACGGCCACCAATGCCATCGCCAGAGCCTGTAAGAGTTGACGCCTCGCGGAGGTCAATCGTAACTTTGCCGCCTTCATTCAAGGCTTGCTTAATACCGTCTAGGATTTTTTGGTTTGCACTCATTTTGATAATTCCTTAAAGATTAAAAGACGGGGAGCCGAAGCCCCCCATCATTTTTTTGCTATTAAGCGCCTGTCGCTGTAGAGCGATAACGGATGATAGCGTTGGGATCGACCACACTTGAGCAAAGGCGTTTTTCGCCAAAGAATGTGATAAATCCTGGGGCTGTCTGTTCGTAGCGACGCAGAGTCATGCTCAAGCGGTCCACGATTGTATGACCACGAGAGAAATCACCGAAGTACATTGGGAACAACGAAGTTGTACCAGCAGAACCACCAGCAGATGTAGGTGCAGAGCAGTACGAGTTAACGTACACATCAAAGCCCAACAACTTACCAACGATACCGTCATACACCAGAGGAGACATACGCTCGAACACAGGAGTGCCGTTGTTATCTACCAAGCCACGGATGCCAGCAAGCATGATGGGGTTGATAACGAAGCAGTTACTTGCAGACCAATATTGCTGTGGCAAATTGTGAATGAATTGAATGATGTCAATGTACTTCACGTTATTTGCAGAAGCAAAACCATTTGTAGTGGTTTGGTCATAAGTAGCAATACTGTGCAAACCGTCAGTAGAAGCAGTACCGCTTGAACCGAAAGCCGCGGCAGAGATAGTGCCACCGGTGTAAGTAGAGTTAGAGCCTGGGTAAGAATTCAAACCACGCAAGCCCGATGTACCACCGTATGCAGTAGTCGTAGAACCTGACTGGTCGTTATTCAAAATCATCGACAAGCCTTCTTGCTGACTGAATTCTTGCAACATGTCGTCAACGACATTTGCCTCCAAGCCATCAATGTCGTCCAAAGCCGCAGTACGGATTGGGAACTGAACGTTAATGTCTTGCAAATTCAATTGCCAGATGCTGGTTGCTTCAGTAGTAGCAGAACCGTTGTTTTGAATTGCATAGCCCCAAGCCGCGCCAGCGTTGCCCGTTTTTGCACGGAACTGGTATGTAGAACCATCTGTAGCCACATTACGTGACACACCGCGCATTGGGTTAAGCAAACGCAGTTTGTGGAACACGGGGTCATAAGCAGTACGGCCACCAATACCAGCGCCAGAACCGGTGAGGGTCGAGGCTTCAGTCAGGTAAGCAGAGTGCTGATCGTCAGACTCCCACAGTTTTAACTCTGTGTGAACGCGATTGCTACCCTTAGCGAAAGAAGCGAGTTGCTCCTTAACACGACGATTAACATCACCGCGAACTGTCTTAGCAGGGGCTTTGATGAACTCAGGGATTTGAATTGCAGATACTTTGGCTTCCAAAGCCGCGAACTTGTCATTCAATTCGGCTTTTGCAGATTCCACAGTAGTTGCGACTTCGCTTTTTACAGCGTCAATTTTGGCTTCGTTAGACACAGCAATAGCGTCAACTTTTTCCAGTACTTTATCCATAGACATGATGTTTTCCTTTAAATGCGTTTTTCAAGTGCCTTTGCCAACTCACGCGCTTCGAATGCGGCAAGTAGTGCATCGGCTTCGTTTACCACCGCCTCAGACTCACTCTGATTTGGTAGAGACTCAAGTGGCTTTTGAACTGCCTCACGCTGTTCTAATGCGCTCTTGAATACCAAAGATGCGGTGGTCGCATCCTTACGAGTAAGACCCGCCTCACGCAGAGCCTTTTCGACTGTACGAATGTTCATTACACCCTCAGGCGAGAACATTTCTAATTTGTTAATTTCAGCATTAGGGTTGTTTGGGTACATCACGACAGACACCTCACGCAAACCGCCCTTTGTAATCTGAAAATATGATTCTTCATCATCATCGTCACCGCTAACCATCGGCACGCCCTCAGCATTAACCCAGCGAGCCTCCTCAGCATACGCGCCAACAGACACACCGCCAAACATCTTAGGCGATTCTTTTAGGATTTGATAGAGGTCATTGCCGCCCACAGTATTTGTGTACAAACGGCCTTTTGCAGTCATGCCCGTATCATCGAACTCAAAAGAGTTCCACTCACCCATCGGCATACCGAGGTCATTGTGATTGAGAAACATTGGCAAAGGTTTGTCGCCAGAATTGAACTCTTTAGCCCAATCCATAAAACCTTCAGGTTGATAATTGAACTTTCGTCCGTCAGCGCCTTCCCTAGCGCCCCAAGTTGTTACTCGGGCTTCCATCATTCCCGATGGATTCTGTGCTTCGTTTGCGCCAGTCGCCAGTTGGACTTGCGCTTCGCAAATTAGCGTCAAATTCTTCATTTATCACCCCATTGTGGATAGATTGATTATCGTCTCTTATCTTGTGGGGCTTCTCTCTTGCCGCGAGTGTAACACTACTCCGCTTAATTTGTGAAGCCATTATTGCAAGCATTTTTTCAATCGCTTGCTTCATGTAGTCCCAATATTCATTTTGCGCTTTTGACTACCACCACCACCGCCCGTGTCCTGCGGTGAAGTGCCTGGCAGAGGCTTATCAGATGAGCCACTAGAAACCAACTCATCGCCACCGTCAATCGTAGCCATGTTCAAATATTCCCGCGCTTCGTTAGGCGTCATTATGCCCGCTTTCACAGCCGCTGTAACAAAATTCATCTGATCTAGCGGAGCGCCCTTTAAAAAGTCCTTAGTGTCAAAACGAACACATAAGTTTGGATAACCCTTAAACAGATGCTGTTTTAACTTCTGCTCCAGACTAATAACGGTCGGATACATCACCGTTTTATAAAACTCGTCCAGCATCGTCTGAGTATTGTTGTATTTTTGGTCTGCAATACCTAGCATCGCTGGCGGTACACCAAACAGACCACAAATCCGCTTCATCGTTTGCTCTTTTAACTTAGCCGCATCCGCATCCTGCAAGTTAAGCATTTGCACAGATTCGTAAGTCATACCTTGGTCGAGCAACATACCCTGACCAGCCTTCGAGGGGTCAGTCGCCCTTCCACCCGTCATTTGATTCCAAGTCTCTTTAATCCGAGCCGCAATTTCTTTGTATTTAGCGTCAGGAATTACTTGATCGGTCTTGAATATGCCCGATGGTTTAGCACCATTCTGCATAATGAAGTTCGCATAGATGTCAATGTCCTGATCTAACGCAATCAATTCCGTTGCCAGAATTCCTTTGTTAAAACCAGACGAACCCTGCCATGCCGCCTCTTTCACGTGCATGACTTGATGAGCAGACAAAGGCGTATCTTTACTAAAACCATACGAGGGCGAACTCAGCACATACGCAGGATAGTTACCAGCAGTCAATCGCACAGTAATCAGCGTAGCATCTAAGTTGAACATTTCAATTGGAGTCTGCACAGGGTCTTTTTGGTCTTTTCTCCACCACAGCGTAAAAGACTCACCCGCAAGGTCTTGCCACATCATCCATTGATACCAGAATTCGTAGGCACTTTGAAAGTTATTAGGGTTTTGCAACAAAGACAGCACTTGCTTTGCCTTCGCCTTATCGCGAGTCCCAACATTAGGGTCGGTCACAGCATCCGTGAATGTCCCGTCATCATTCTTCGACATAATCGAAATGCCGCATTGAGACAGCGCCCTAGCCTTAACTCCTACGCACCCCATCACAGTTGAGTTGCGAGTCAGCGCAGACATATCCAACACACGACCAGCAGTCGTAGTGCTAGAAGTCGTTACATATAAAAGTTGCTGAGAGGGCTGTTGTTTATTCTGCCCCATGATGACTTGGTTGCCCAATTGCAACTGACCAAGCACCGTATTCGACTCGTTTTGAACGCTCTTTTTTCTACTAAAAACATCCAAAATGCCCATGATTTTCTCCAAAGTTTTACCAATGCTACACTAAAACGTCCTAAATCCAAAACTATCCGACACAAACGGATTGTCCAAGGAACAATGAGCCGCAATAATCAGCGAAATAATGCCGTCAACCTTAGCGGCCTTGTCTGCCTCATTTTTACGCACCTTAATATTGCCGTTTACATCCG